TAACCCCCGCCCCCAATTTCCGCCCCAAGTCCCTGTCTCCAGAAGCCTTAGAGGCATGGGATGCAGCAGAGGCAAATATCGAAGCTAGCATGCAGAGAGTTAAAAAACTTACTGAAGACCCACATGACTTGTGCAACCTGCAACTACCAAATGGCGACTTCCTTAAGAGCTACCCCAAGGTGACTCGTGTGGAGCTGATAACTAACTGGGGCAGAGAGATTGTTGAGCTCGGATGCTCGAGCGTCAAAGTAAGTTTGCAAGATGACGGACGAACAATCAAGGTTTTTCTATCGAGGATCGATGACTGATCCCAAACTCTCACCCATCACACAGGCGATACTAGAAGCCAGCAACTGCGAAAACTCAAGGATCGTACAACTTCACATTGCCTACGCACTCAAGGCACTCGGCCTCCTTGCCTACGGAGCGGGCGAAGGGTTATCCTTCCGCCTCGTGGTGGATTTTGACGACATTCGACGCATTGCTAATGAGTTGGAGAACCAATGATTAATCCTCGCTACATCGTGCTCTTCTTCCTGGGTTTCCTAGTCAATCCGATGCTCTGGATTGCAATCTACACTTTTCTAACACATAAGCAATGAGTCCCTACACGTACGAAGAATGGAAGAGAAAGTACAACTTGAAGTACGACCCTCGAAACCCCTGCTCAGAAATTTCCCTCCCAAACTCCTCCGGCACCTGTACCCTTCCTCACCCAGAACCCGAACCAATGACTCTCACACCGGAACAAGAAAACCTGAGGAAAGTCTGGCTGGCGCAACACGAGCTAGTGGCCGTTCACTTCGCTGCGTATGAGAGGGATTTGGAAGAAGCCAGAAATGGCGATACAGATGTTATCCCGGGTTCTATTCATTTAGTGAAAGCACGGGCGGCTTTGGCTGATGCTCTCAGCAATTGCTTGAAAGAAGGTTTTGACCCTCGCGGCTCCTGCTCAGAGACTCCCCTACCAGACTTCCCCCTCCCCGGTCCCACCCTCACTCCCCCAGATCCCAAACCAATGCAAAAATACAACAGGACCATCCGATGCGTCTACATTACCCCCGCCGACGAGACATTGAGCCCCATCTTAAGTGAGAACGCCGTGATTGTCACCGTCGAGGATGAGGCTGGAGGGCCGTTCATCCTCATCAACACCGTAAGCAGCGACAGTTGCAAGGGTGAAGTGAGGCTCGATTTTGAGGAGCTCAAGATAGTGGTAGAAGTTGCCCAAGAATTGATTAACCAACCCGCACTGAAGGAAGCCAGTTCGTGAACTGGCACATGGGGCTTTACAAAAGCCCTCAATAGGTTAGAATAATCTTGCGAACGAAACTAGCACCATGGAAGCACCCCGAACCTACCGCCAAGTCCGCCGCAGGTGGCACGTGATTGCCCTACGTGCTCTTGCGATGGGTCTGCCCTTAATCGTCTACAATGTCATCGAGCCTCTTTCCCGGGCGACAGAGTCCCTCCTTCACTCCCTCATGCGCAATCTGCCAAACCCTCAGGTCGAGGAGTGGGTTCCCTATGAGCAGTTGTCTAAGAAACAGCAGAGGGATATTGAACTGATGAAAGGTACTCTTGCTGCGAGGTTCTGGTGAGAGTGAAGGACCCCGACGACCGTCGCGACCAACTCTGCACTGAATGCGGTGTCGGTGTTTACGCGGAGACCAGCATCCACGATGACTGGGACGGACTGCTCCACTGCACAAACAAAAATTGCAACCACGAAGTGAAAAGGTACAAGTCGGAGGATGAGCCGAAGCCGAAGCCCGAGCCAGAGCCTCAGGAAGTGTTCGTCAGCCCCAAAACCCAGTACATCCTCGACGCCTACGAATCCGCTACTGACAAGTACAAAGCTCTTGCCGCTGTCCTTCGTGCTCTTGTGAACCAGGGAGACTGCATGTATGACCCGGAAGCTGACCACCAACCGGTCGGCGTTGTTCGTGACTCTTTTTCTTTGGCAATCGCCGACGAACTGGAGGCACTATGACCCAATTATCACCCTATTCAAAAGCCGTGATGGATGCTGCTTTTGATGCCGACTTTGAGATTGACTTTGCAAACTTAGACGCAACATTTGAAGCATCTATAAATAAGCTTGCTGCCGCCGCTCTTCGTGCTGCCGCAATGCAGACCTTGCTTACCTCCGAACATTACGAAGGTTCAACGCCCGACGACTATGAACTGGGGTGGAATGCCGCAGTTGCCTACATTCAAAACATCGCCGCCGAGCTGGAGGGTTCCAATGGCTGAACTATCCCCCGCCGCGCAGGCGGTGCTGGATGTTTACTGGAAACACGTGGGGGTGCCGTCTGCCCTTGCCAAGGAACTTGGGTTTACCAATACTCCGCTTGTCGCCGCCCTTTGTGCTGTTGCGGACCAACTGGGCCACGCCACTTCGGCCCACACGCTATACGCCATCGCCACCGAACTAGAGGGCTTTAACTAATGTCACCTTGTTCATCCTGCATTCACTACCGAGTTTCTCACGGTCTTCACCCCATTGAAAGCTGGTGCGTTATTTCGGGAGACTGGTTAAGCGCCAGAGATGTATGGCACAATAATCCCGAGGCATATACCAGAGTTTGGGGAGTTAAAACAAACGACATCCCGGAGTGCAAGTTCGCTATGTCCGAACGAGAAGTTGGAGAGTATGACGAATGGCACGCTTCAAAGATCACTCTTTACTACCGGGAAAATCGTGGAGGGTACAAAGGTTTTCACAACGATAAACGCAATGACCACTGGTTAAATTCTCTTAACGAAGAAAAAGAAGTAGAGTCAAACAACCGTAAAAGATTTTGGCCAGGTAATGACCTTGCTCACTTTGTTAAACACAAACCCCGCGCCATCGCCACCGAACTGAACACGCTATGACTGTCTCACCCGCACAAGCAGTCTGGGTTGCCTACGAACAAATACTCGAAAACGAGGGCGTAGTTACAGACACTGACAAGAAAGCACTCGCTGCTGCCATTCGCGTTGCTGCCGAAGATCTTCAGTATAGGCTATTTCTACCCGGAACCGACGCCAGGGTTGTGGACGCCCAGGCCATATTTAATCTAGCTAACGAACTGGAGGCACTATGACTCAACTATCGCCTGCCGCGCAGGCTGTGCTTAATGCCACTGATTATCCTGAAGACTGGGCAACTCGCATCCGTGTAGCAGCCGCCATCGGCGAGCTCCTTGAGCAAGTGCTGCCGGCGACCCGTCCGCAACACCCTAACACCCTCGACGAGCGCCACCGAAAAGTCGATGCGTGGGCTGTCCGGAGCCAAGTTCTTAGGCTCGTTGCCGAACTGGAGGGACTATGAGCATGAAAAACACCGCGCTCTCACCTCAAGCCCACGCTGTGCTGGATGCGTTCCTTGCTGAATGGCCAGACGAAGCTCTAGAACAAGATCGTAAATGCCTTGCCGCCGCCCTCCGCGCCGTTGTAAAGGCCTGCGCCTTCGAGGATTTCAATACCCGTTTACTAACTGCGGCGGACATTCTCGCCATCGCCACCGAACTAGAGGGTTCTCCAAAAGAAGACGAACGACCAGACCGCTTAATTGCCGGCGATGTTTGGGAGTTTGAGACGGAAGTCGAAGTTAAAGGCAAACGCAAACCTCAACTCATGAGACTTCAGTTCGAAGTTGTACGTTATCATAAAGGTGAGTGCGCTTGGCAGTTGAAGTCTTTGATCGGGGGGCATTACACCTACTTGATGGAATGTGCCCCGCAGTACGAAGATATGACGTACATTGGCCCCCTCGATTCAAAATGACTGAGGTACGGTTACCCGCCCTTTCGTCGGAGCCGAAAACACGCTATATTTAATTCGTTCGCCACCCGGCCCTCCGATGCTCGGGATTGCAATCTACCCTTTTTTAACACACAAGCAATGAGTCTCTACACGTACGACGAACGAAAGAGAAAGTACAACTTGAAGATGGAAAACACCACTCCCTCGCCCAAAACCCAAGCCGTCATCGACGCTTACGAAGCCTCCTCTGACGGGTACAAAGCTTTTGCCGCCGTTATTCGCGCTGTTGCGGATCAGGTGGTGTCAAAAAGAACCGCCTTTCTCTCGCCCGGCACTGTCGCCGAAATCCGTGCCGAAATCCTCGCCATCGCCGACGAACTGGAGACGCTATGAAAAAACTTCTAAAAACCCTTCGCAACGCCGAAGTTTGCTGTATCCCTTGCGGCAACAAGTATGGCGAGCCTCGCGGTCTTGAATCCAGCATGTGGGTCGGTCGATGCAACGTCTGCGGCGAAGAAACAACAGTGACAGAAACGCGAGACTTCCGCTACTTGGCAAAAGGGATCGCAGAACTCTCCACAAAGAAACAATGATGCTCGCAATCTCCTTCATCCTCATCATCTTACTCGCTGCGGCTGGGTTTGCCCTTGAGCTGCGCGTATCCCGCCTGACTGAGCGCCTTCGCAACATCGAAAAAGCACTTTGCTTGCTGAACAAAAAGTACTATGATTGATCTCTCTACCTGCATCCCCGGCCAAAAAGTCTTTTTTCAAAACGGACAGATCGGCACCGTCTCCACCAGTCGCAGGCGGTCAGTAACCGTTGAAATGCAGGGGGTAGGCGGCAATTTGAACTGGTCGTGGTACACTCTAGACGGGATTCAAGGTAAAGACCTACCCGATCCCGAGTGGGAAATCGTCGAGATCCTCCCAGTTAGAGCCCCTGAAGAACAACCAATGATCGATCTTTCCACCTGTGCTTACGGTCAAAAAGTCAAGTACCGCAACGGCGCTACTGGAACGTTTGTCGGCCCTAACTTTAGCGGCGGTATTTACCCGTTCCTAACAAGGCTCGCCTCCGGTGACACGCATAGTCACACCAAGACTGGGTCTACGTCTAATTGTAGGTACGGTAATCCTCACGACATCCTTGAGATTCTCCCAGTTGAAACCCCTGCAGAACAACCAACACCCAAACCCCAAGAAATGGATTACAAGAGCGCCTACCTTCAAATCGCTAACATCGTCAGTGTCGCCTTCCCCGAGTGCGAAGTGACTACAGTGGACATGGCGCGACTACTCGTCAACGAGAACCGCACTCTACGCCTGGCCCTTGGCCTACCTACCTACGAAGAAGTTGAAAACCTAACATACACCGAAGTGTACGAATGACAACCTGGAAACCCTGCATCAAACTCCCCATCGTTGTTCACGTTCGTGAGCAAGAACCCGGAGAAACACACATTTCCACTCGCGAGGGTATCACTCCTTTACTCTCCGACGACCTTATCATGCGAGGTGTCGAGGGTGAGGAGTACCCTATTGGACGTAACCTGTTTGAGAAAACTTACAGACTCGTAGAGAAACAATGATCACCGCTAAACAAGTCTACCGAGCACTCCCATACCCTCTGAAGTGCCTCTGGATGAACTTCCGTGGGGGGTTCTCCTCATTCAACTATGCCATCCGGTACCGGTTTGGGTATCACGAGTGGTGGGATTTTGATACGGACTTTTGGGAGGAGATCAACAGCGGGTGGATGCGAGAGTACATCTACCCTTACGATGACTTCTACAACGCTATAATCAGCAAAGAGCGCCAACTCCGCCTCAACCAACACCCACCCGACCTTTCCCTAAAACGATGACTCCCGTAGACCTCTCGTACATCAACGAGACCCTTAGCGCCGACGAAGAGCAAGTTATCAAAGACGCCGTTGAGAACGCATGTTTCATCGCCATCGTCGCCTATCTTGATAGCCTTGCCGACAACATGGAAGACAACAAGATCGAAGCCCTCAACGTGCCCACTCTTCGGGCACTTGCCGCCGAACTCTCTGCGAAGACGGCACAATGACCGACAACGCATTTACCCCAAAGCCACTTATCCAGTCAGCGATCGAGATTGCTACCGCCTGTGACGATCTCAAAGAACTCCTTCTAAACAAAAATAGGCGCTACGGTGACGCAGCGTTGAGCCCACTCCGAGTATTCAGCAAAGCAGATTCCGTTGAGCAGATTCGCGTAAGGATTGATGACAAACTGTCGCGACTTGCCAACCAGCAAAATGACGAAGACGAAGACGTTTTGACAGATTTGTTGGGATATCTGATACTCCTTCGTATTGCAAAGAAGCGACTAACCGCAATCAAATGTAGTCCGACGGATTGAACCGACCTTTAGAAGCACCAACGACGCTCGTTCGTCAACAAACTCCTCAATGCGTACAACCGCGAGGAGAAACTTTACATTCTTGACATCGCCAACGACTACGTCGAAGGCAAGGCAACCATCGACACACTCTGTAAACACATCCGAGAAGGCGCACAATGACCGTACTCAACCCCGAACAACGCGACGAACTCATCGACCAGTACTGCGACTGGTACGTTAAAGATATGAGTCGAAAAACTCTTGAGATGATTGTCTGGGACGAAATTCACGAAGAACTTCACACTATGCCGACCGAGCTAATGCTTGAAACGGTTGAGAGAGACTGTCCGGGACTACTTGAGTAGGGAGGGGGTTACCCGCCCTTTACCCGGTTCAACTCTAGCTACACTTTAGAGTGTGGGCGAACACGCACAGTCTTGGCTTTCCCGATGAATACCCTAACAATGAAAAAAATTGAGACCGTCGAAACTTCTTTCGGGAGATTCGATTGCGAGGTAATCGAACTTGACGCCTTACACCCGTTCGACAAGAAACAGTTCGGCACCCGAGTAACCGAGGACCACTACGACCGTATTGTTGATAACAACGTCGTGATTTACGTTGGGAACCAGCGGGCAGGAGTTTTTCTCAAGAAGGCACTTCCCTCGATTCTTTCGATCAAACCGAACTCAGATAGCTACGACTACTGGAAGTGGGTTTCTCGCGACCTCTTCTCCTCTCAGCGCGGGTCTGTAACCGGGATTGAGTTCACCACCGAACTCGGTCGTCGTTATTCGCGTGGACAAGTCGAGTTTTTCAAGCAAGTTGCGAAAGGCAAGGTAACAAACCTTGAAGAGGCCCGAGCAGTACTTGATTCGGACACTCGCCCGAGTAACTCTTTCTTCTATCTTAACTTGCTGGAGAAATCGCCCTACATCGACTCGGAGGCCATAGAACCCCTTCAGACCAAACTTCGCAAGAAATCCACCCCCGTGGAAGAGAAAAAAGTGCTCCAGCAGCAACTGGATGCCGAACGACTAAAATGGTTTGAGCGTTGGTTAAAACTCTGGGGTCAAGCGGAGGATAAAAAACTGTTTGCGGCCGAGGCCAACAAACTGTACACGAGCCCTCAAAAGTATGCTAACAACGTCTACAGCAACGTTCTCGGCGTACTTGATCGCTCGGCACGAGTGCCTTACGGGAGGCTTACAGCCACAACTGCGAAAAAGGTTGAGCAATTCAAAGCTCACGCCCCATTGTACAAAGAGGTTAGCACCCTTTACCGTGAAACGATGCCTTACGAATGGCAATACATCAACGAAATCATGGCGGGGTGTAAAAGCCCCGAGTACACTCTAATGGGCACAGAAACGTTCTCTACAATCACGGTGAACTACAACTGGCCAACTTTTTTACACGTTGACGGTAATAATAACGAGCGGGGGGTCGCAGTTCTCACGGCGATTACAAACGAATCTTACGACGGCGAAAAGTTCGACGGCTCTTTATTTGTGATGCCCCCCCTGAGGCTCGCCTTCGATTTGCGCCATGGTGACTACCTGGTTGCGGACAACTGCAGTTTGGCTCACGGGCAGACAGAGCAGATTAACAAGACCGAAGATGCGGATAACATCGTTCTGGTGTTTTATGCCCGCGACGGGATGACAAAACTCGACACCCTTGGGTGCGAGACTTGTCGCCGCGACTTCATGATTTACGCAAAAGCAAACTTTGCGGACACCTACAAAAAGACCCAGGGTGGTAACTTTGGGGGGACTTGGCAGGGTCAGTGGGTTTCAAGAGAGTGGGACGAATACCGCGCTCTGAACTGCCCCGGAGCGTCTCGCACTAATTACCACTACACGGAGTGCTAAACGTTTACTGCGACGGTGGCTTGCTATGTTGAACTTGATTAACAGATAAAATTTCAATGTTAGAAGATTACCGTCCCCGGGAAAACCGAAAAAAATACTTTCAAACACTCTATGAAATAAACCTAAGGTACCGGTGTCACCCTGGCCTTGTATACCTCTACATCCCGGAACTCCGAAAAAAGTTCGGGTGGGACGTCGACCAGACTCTCTGGTTCTCAACCATCAACGGTCACACGCAAAACCCCCTGACGTCTTTAAGGATCTTCAATAAATCTCCGGAGATACCTGCAAACGAGCCCCAATGGAAAAAACTCGAAGACTGGTTTAACGAAGACTGGACTAATCTCTCCTTTGACACAGACCGTCTAAAACAAAAGAAAGATACCCTAGACGGGTTAAAATCTTATGCTGCTCTCGTGGGTTCCCGGTCTCAGGAAAGTCTCTGGGCAGGGAAAACATACTCTGAGTGCTGGGACACCGCGACCCGAATCCGGAGTTTCGGGCGCCTATCGTCTTTTTCCTATCTCGAGTACGTCCGGATTGCCGGCTGCGCCCCCGATTGCGAAGACCTGATGTTCCGGGATTTTAAGGGGTCGCGCTCCCATCGAAACGGAATGTTCTTTCTTCTTGGGGAAGACGAGAATGTTTTCGACAAAAGACAACCCAACGACCACACGGGAAAGTACGAAAACTTCAGAGAGGTTTGTAAAGTTCTGGAGGAAAAAGCAACCACCTTTCTAGAAGAGTTCAAAGAGAAAGTGCTCGACCACGAAGATGTCGGACGATTCACACTGGAGTCTTGCCTGTGCCAGTTCAAGAACGGCTTCTTCAAGAGGCGTTACCCCGGAGTTTATTCCGACATGGGTTGGGATAGAATTAAGTGGTACGAGCAGCGCGGGTTCCGGGATCTCACGCAACCCTTTAGAGAAATACGCGCAGATCACTTGCCAAAGTGGCTTCGTGAAGAATGCGAAAACACGGTAACTGCCCGGAAGACAAAAGCAGCGATGTTCCAGGAAACTGGGCTGCCCTTCAGAGCCGAGTTCCTCGGCCTTTAACCCTAACTAAAAAACAAATGAAAATCAAGTATTACATCGGGCGCCCTGGCGTCGGCAAAAGCACTCTGATGCGTGGACTAATGAGCAAACTCGGTGAGTCCGAGCTTGTGAAAGAAGGCCTAGTCGTTTACCATAAGTTTGAGAAAAATAAGACTATCGTGTTAGGCATCTACGACGATCACGTGTTTAGCGGCACCGACCGTTGGAGCAAGGGGGTTGGCCCCAAATTTCGCGAGTGGTTGGTTTCTATGTCTCAAACTCACCCCGACTGGACTGTCCTTGGAGAGGGAGAACGTCTCAGCAACAATCCCAGCCTCGGCGCCATGTTTGAACACGGGGATATGGAGCTGTTTCTAGTCACAGTTGACCCCGAGGAGCTGGCTAGGCGTCACGCTGCCCGAGGTGAAGCGCAAAGTGAGTCCTGGCAGAAGGGAATGGCAACCCGTATTTCAAACTTGTGTAAGAAGTACAAGCACTCCGTTGTATTTAACATGGGGAAGGCCGATTTGGCCACCCCGGCTGCTTAAGGGCTTACTTTCAACCCTACCGCTACACTTTAACCATAAATCAACTGTAACTATGTTCTGCACTGACGGGTCCCCCCATTACACGGGAGTAATGAACGAGGAAAAGACAATAGAAGTCATGAAAAAGTTGGGCTTGTTAAGCGACGAGACAGAACGATTAGGGGGACCTCGCAATAAAGCAGACTGGAAAGACGGGGATAAGTTTTACAGCGGAAAACATAAAAAGCACCTAAGACGTGGGTCTTTTGACTGGGTTAATACAACACGACTTGACGATCTATGGTCCCCCGAGGTTGATTATTTTCTGGAGAGGGTCGGGGGATGGGCTAAATTGCCCACTCAGATAAAGTCTAGCCCGAACTTCCTAAAACAAGTTAGAGAGGACTTTTCGAAAACTTCTAGCTGTCTTCTCGACAACTGCTCCCCCGAAACTTTGAAAGCGTTTCTCTTAAAAAATCTAGTTGAACCCAACAAGAACATTCAATGCGTTGTCACTGAGTCTAGCTCAAGGCGCATATTCATTTTTCCCGCTTGCGACCACCCGGCTGTGAAACTAATGGAGGCGGGGTACGAACCCTCCCTATCCGGAGCCGCTTCGGGGTCTCGCAAGATACTGTTCGTCAAAAATGAAACGACGGCGGAGGAAGGTCTTCGGCTAAGGATCGCTTGTAACAACGGTGTACGGGCTTTTCTGGGGTTAACCGCGGATCAGCACGGTCGTACGAAAAAAAGCTACATCGTCGCAAAACTACAGCAGGACGGAGTTCTACAAATGGTTGAAAAAAGTTTTGCCAAAGTGTACAGCTACTGAGTTTTAGGGGTTTACCCGCCCTATGTGGGGCGGTTTGCCCCGGTTTCCCGGGAATCCGGCCACCCTAAACTAACTTCATGACAGAAAAACTCACTAAGACCAACCTTGCCTCACAGATGAAAGAGGACTACCTTGCGTACAGCATGGCAGTTCTCGTGGGCAGGGCTATCCCCGACCTTTACGACGGCATGAAGCCAGCGCAGCGTCGGGTGCTTCAAACCATGCTGGAAGAAAACCTTCTTCCCGAGAAACGCTACGTAAAGTGTGCTCGGGTGACGGGTTTAACGATGGCCTATTACCACCCGCACGGCGGATGCTACGGCACTCTCGTAAACCTTGCAACCCCCTGGAATAACAACGTTCCGTGGATTGACGGTCACGGTAACTTCGGCAGCACCGTTGACGGACCGGCTGCAGAACGATACACGGAGTGCAAACTTCGACCCTCCGCTGTAGAACTCCTTCTTAGAGACCGTGAGACATGGGAAACGCGGGACAACTACGACGGGTCGAAGCAAGAAGCCATCCGGTTTAACGTTGCGGTACCCTCTGTTCTGTTGAACGGGGATATGGGAATTGCGGTCGGGTTCGCAACCAAACTTGCCCCCCACTCTCTGCGCTCAATTGTTGCCGCTACAAAACTCGCTTGCAAGCTGGGAATGTCGGCTAAAGAGCGCGAAAACAGCTTAGCAAAAGCACGGGATGTACTCATTCCGGATTTTCCGACCGGGTGTGAGATTGTCAACGATGAACAGCTTACTGCCTATACTCAGACTGGTAGCGGGGGTATCCGCTGCCGTGCAAGGGTTGAATCGGGCCTTCAGAGGCGAGACGGTCGGGCCAAGGACCGTGCGACGGTTTCGTTCACTAACTTACCACCGGGGGTCAACCCTGAGAAACTGGGCGAACAAATCAAGACCGAGCTCGAAAAAGGTCGCATCGACGGCATCGCAGAAATCCTAGATGAGTCGGATCTCTCCGGAGATCGTCTTACAGTTGTTGCGAAGCCCGGTGTCGGGGCAGAACTGCTTACTCAGCAACTTTACGCCTACACCGACCTTGACACTCGTTATTCGGCAAAGACGCTGGTTATTGACGGTCTCAAACCCGTCGAGCTCAGTCCAGTTGAAATTTGTCAGAAATGGTTTTTGTGGAGAATGAACTGCTTGGAGCGAAAGTTCCAGCACCGACTAACCCTCGCAGAGAGCCGTCTACACCTCGTTCTTGGCTTGCTAAAGGCCATCGACGCGATGGACGCGATTATCAAAAAAATTCGCGCTTCCTCTAACAAAACCGAGGCACTAATCTCTCTAATGAGTGCCCCGTTTAAGTTCTCCCGAGAACAGGCGGAAGCAATCCTGGAGATGCGACTGCGTCAACTTACGAACCTAGACACCGGTGAGCTTGTGTCTGAGAATACCTCGCTCGACGAGGAGATTTCAAACCTAGGGGAGCTAATCAGCGAACCGGCGAAGCGAGCCGCCCACTTGTTCGAGCAGCTGGATGAAATCGGTAAGCGCCACGGAGAGGCCCCCAGAAGCCGCCTCGTTGAGCCCCCCGCTGCCCCCGTGGGCACCGGTGCCCGCTCTGGCGAGACGAGGACTCCAGCTCCCCCTAAGCCCCGATTCTTGAAAATTGACCTTAAGAAGGGAGTGGTTGAGCAGGTCAAAGGACCGCGAGGTGCAATGATCGTCGACGCCAAAGAGAAAGTGATCTTCCTGACAAAGGACGGCATCTTGAAAAAAGTTTCGGCAACTTTCAAAGGAACTCTCGGGACCGGCTACAGCGAAGTTGTGTTGGCAAAGAGAGAGACGGAAGTTTCTCAGCGAAACTACCTATTGGTGTTTTCGCTTGAGGGGCAACTCAAGGCGATGACCCTTAGGGGAGAAGATCTATGCAAGACAACAAGCAAAGGCAAGTGGTTCCTTCCTAACATGGCTCAGCTGATTCACTTTGGGGAAACTTCCTTCGTTGTTCCCTGGATTTCAACTCGCAAGAAAAAAGTAGAGTTGTTCCCAATCGAGGTTAAACAAGGTCGCCCCGGTGGCAAAGGCGTAAAAGTAGCGGATCTCACTGAGGTAAAACTGTGAGCCGGGTAAAACCTGAGCATGCGTTTACTCGATCGCGGGTGGCGCTATGTTGGACCGGTGGAACAGAGCTATGAACGAAGAACAGCTAATTTACCCGGTGAACCGCCTCTTGGCCAACCCTCGGGTGTTCAACGCGATCGCAAACTTTCTAGACGGCCCCTCCGCTGAAGTAATTCGAGAAGCCTTTTACGAACTGCTCGAGTACTCTTTTGACGAGTTCGAAGACGCCGACGAGTGCGAGTTTGACGCGGAGGAAGTGTGCTTCAAGTCTACAAACGGGGGTGAGCAATTTGACATTGTCCTCGACTCAGGGTTAGCTTCGACTCTTCAAGCTGTTGAAGGTGAGACCCGAGCTTTTATTACCAACGATAATGAAATGGCGGCCACATCCGCCATCTACAAGCGCCTAGTAACAGCAATCGAGGAGGCGCACCCAGAACTCGCCGGTAACATTGCTCTATGCTCTCCCCCGACTCCGGGTAACTCCTACCTGCGGTCTGCCGACGGGGAATACTTTCAGGGCAGCTTCCACTTGCTAACGGATCCTGACACGGTATTCGCTTTTAACGTTGACATCGTAGACGTTCCAACTGACAAACTGATCGCCACTATTCAACAGATGTGAGGGAAACACCCCCTATGATGGACAATCTGGTTTTTGCAACCAACAGCATGCGTTCTTCGGTTTCTTCCCTTAAGAAGAAGCTCTCGAACCTAAAAATTCAGGTCGAGATGTTTGACGCAGAGATAGAAAAAATCGAGACCAAGTTTGACAAAGTTATCACGGAGTCGGAGATCTACAAAGCTAAACTCGGCCGAGAAATGACTCGCGAGGTTAGGCGGCTAGAACTTGAACTAACTCGCCTACGAAAAGCCACCGCAGTCTCGGGCCAAGAGGACAAACCGGTGATAACCAACGAGGAACTCCATATTGCGAAGACAATATGCATTCTGGAAGCGGTACTCAGGCCCATGTGTGAGGGAGCCGACGACTTCCGTCTGATTACGCAGGCTTTCTTGTTCCCCGCCGTTGTTGAGCGTATCGTAGAAGGTTCGGAAGAAGCTTACTTCATGGAGGAAGTTCCTGCCTCGGCTTCTTTGGTTGTTAAGCGCGGAAAAGAGTATGTGGGATGGCTTCGGGAAACCTACGACACCCACCTTACCGACCTTGACACCTGGGAAAAAGCCTCGGGATTGGTTTGCGATTGGTGGAAAAACGATGCGTTGCCTTTGCTCTACGGGTCTAGAGACGAACAGTGGGACCTAGATATTCCTCTAACCCTCCAGGAAATGTTGATCTGGAGGGATAGTCCCGCCGATCGCCCCCTTCATTTCTCCGCAGCCTTTGATGCCTACGACATTTATCGACGCAACAAAGACGAAGTGTACGAGGTTACGGGAACTCGCGACTTTGAGCTTAAAACCTTTTCCTTCCTACCCTGAATGGCACGGGCACTAAACAAGACGGACCACTTGATTGAGAAAGTGGGCGTAGGACTCGTTCAAACGGTTGAACGGCACTACCGAAAATACTTGACCTCCCCCAACGAGGCAAACGCAAAACAGTACGTCCTGTGGAGGCTGAGGTTGCACCGACGGCTGAGAAACGATCGTGAAACTCTGGACGCAATCAATGAGGCAAGAAATCTCGGGCTTTACAATGAAGACCCGGGGGAGTTGTGTTGGGAGTACAATTTTGACTAGAAAGGGGTAAAAGTCACTACGTGTGAAAGAAGTGTATGATCCCCCGTGCCGTGCAAATGGCGAAAGCCGTCACTGACTCCGGACTTTTCTCTTCGGAACAAGGCAACATTCTTGCCCCTTTCTGCCGGGGGTGGACAAATAATAGCGTAAACTACGTCACATATGGCACCCCCGGGAGTGGCGCACACGACTTACCTGGTTTTTATGCCGGCGCAGCGTTCCCTGCTCAACCTTCGGTGTACGGGTTCGTTAACGGGCAACCGTACTGGAGATGGTTCCCGGTGAAACCCCGCAACATTTTTCTAACCCCCGGCTCACTTTCGTACACCTTTATTCCCCAGGTAAGAGGAATTGTTCCTTCTCGGTCCTCTTTCATTTCTCTATCTCCCCCCCTTGACACCCTAACCGAGGTTGCTTAGGGCCACCCGTTTACCTGGACTCATCTCCCACTATACTACAACTAACAAAACCCACCGTCCATGCAGTTCACGCAACTCGGATACCCTGTCGTTTCAAGCGATCTTCACTCCAAACTCTTTGGAAAAGAGAAAGCTCGTCAGATGAGCAACCGATCTCTGCGACAAGCAGAGTCTTTGCTGCGAAAGTTCAATGTTCAAGTCCCGGTAGATCACCCCAGAGGATTGTACGATGGCCCCTTGCCATTGCCTAGCCTAAGGGGTGATTTTTTGCACGACCACTTTGAGGCCATCGCCACAGAGCAGATCGGTCATTACAAGCAGCTGGCCGACGAGTTTTCAAAATGTGCCCTACCCCCCCTACCCCCTGTACACGAGTTAAGGTTTGAGCCGGGCTGGATGAGGTACGAGTGGGTTGAAAACGAAGCCGCCGGAGGCTGGTACATTGAGCATGTTGACTTCCCTTCGGAAGATGCCTTCACGTTCGATACGGAAACTTACGTCCACGGGGGTGCCTTCCCGATCATTGGTACCGCACTAAGCGAAAAAGCCACGTACATTTGGTTGGCCAAAGAACTTATAGACCCCACACTCCCCGAGGAGGAGTGGGACCAGTACAACCTGATCCCTGTGGGCAAAGGTAGATTTATAGCTGGTCACAATATCTCTTACGACCGTGTTCGTGCTCAAGAAGGTTACAACCTTGAAAACACGGAGCCTGAGAACTTCTACTTCGACACTCTGTCTGCTCACATTGGTGTGTCCGGGCTTGCAAGCGGTCAACGTTGGTTATATGTTCTGGCGGGTAAAGATCCTGACAACCTGACGGCGGAAGAGAAGAGGAAGTTGCGGTATGCCCCTAAGTGGTTGGAAAAAGGAGCCACTAATAGCTTGGTCCAATGCTATAACTTCCACGTTGCGGCGGTCAAGCAGTTTTTCGGGGAGGACGTCAATGAACTCGGAGCGGCGGACAAGAAAGTTCGTGAAATCTTTGTAAAAGCTACCGATCTGAGTCAAATCACTCAGGTGTTGACTCAAGCAGTTGACTACGCTGTGAAAGATGCTTACTACACTGCCGAATTGTTTCAGGCGCTGTGGCCAAAGTATTTGGACTCAACTCCATCTATGACGGCTCTTTGCGGCCACTATCACTTGAACGGTTCGGTCATTCCCTTGGTGCCTGACTGGCAAGAGTGGATTGAAAACGTGGAGAAAGTTTACAAAGAGCACAACAATGAGATGACCGACCTCTGCAAGTCTCTAGCCGTTGAAGTATACGAAGAGTGGAAAAGTATTGAGGATCCAGAAGAAAAGCGAGAGTGGGAGAGGAAAGACCCCTGGCTGTCTCAGTTGCGTTGGGGTGTGCAAAGCGTAAGAGGAAAGTATGCCGGAGTGCCTGACTGGTACCGGCCCTTTGTCAAAGACCCTGACACCCACATCGGGGTGAAGAGCGATTTGTCTCATTTGATGTTGAAACTCAAGTGGGAAGGAGTTCCAATGATTCTAACCGACGAGAACGGTTGGTGTTTTCACAACTCCGAGGGCAAACTCGAAAAGTTACCTCACCCGAAAGGTAAAGGGGACAACGTGGGAGGTGTTCTGAGCAAGGACTTCGTGGAGCATATGGAGGTTGGCCGCCTAAGTAGTGACCTGCCCGAGTCAAAGCGGGCTCTTGAAATTGCCAACGCAGTGAGTTACTGGACATCGGTCCGCAGCCGAGTTATGAGCCGCATATTTCTGAAAACACACAACCCCCATGGCGAGGATGCTTTTATAACTTTGCCTGAAATTTTAGCCCATGGCACCGTAACGAGGCGCACAGTAGAATCGCTCATGGTTACAATGTGCAAAACCAAGAACTGGCGGATCGGCACCGAGCTGAAGACACGAGTGCAAGCACCCGATGGCTGGAAAGTCGTGGGCGCTGACTTTGACGGCCAAGAAATGCAAATCGCCAGCATCTACAGCGACAAGTGGGAAGGGGGTTTTGTCGGTTGTTCTCCGTTTGGCTACAACGTGCTTTCCGGGTCAAAGGAGGCAGGCACCGACCCTCACAGCGCACTGGCTCGTCTTTGCGGTATTGACCGGGATACCGCCAAGATAGTTGGATTCGCTATTCTGTACGGTGCCGGTGCCCGTGCGGTTCAAACGTACATTCGGCAAAAGTACCCTGAAAAGTCTCCCGCCGAGGTTAAAAACATCGCCTTCAAACTTCTCCAGAGCAAGAAGGGTGTGTCTCGAAACGGCCTGTACGAAGACGGTCTTGACTCCGGCTGCTTCAACTTCATGGAAGAGATCGCCATGCACTCGAAACTCCCCCAGCTCCCCTGCTTGGGCACCAAGATCTCAACTGCGATGAGACCCTCTGCGGTTGGCGAAGACTTTAAGACTGGTCGGGTGAACTGGACGATTCAAGCTTCGGGTGCCGAAATTCTTTCAATTCTCTTGACAGCGGTTCACTGGTTGGCACGAGAGTATAGGATCCCTTGCCGGTTCATCCTCAGTATTCACGACGAAGTGTGGTTCCTGGCGCCGGAGAAATACGCAGAGCAGTTTGCCGTTCTCTTTCAGATTGCTCACGTCTACACCTGGTCTTTTTTCCACTCTCAGTTGGGCATACCCGAACTACCCCTATCTCGGGCATTCTTCTCAACGGTTGCAATTGACGATCGACTCCGTAAGTCCACCAAGGAAAAAACCACGACCATTTCTCACTCAGCCGGTGACAAAGAACCATTCGGCATTGAATACTCAATGTCTGAGCTGGCCGAGATCGGAGCCGTAGGCAAACTTACGACTCGCTACAACGCTATTCAAAAAGGCTTAATCAAATGACACAAAAACGCAAGTCCCGCACTTTCGCTGCCTTTGTTAACACTTTTCGGGGTGTAATTAACGAAGAAGGGTGGCGCTCAGTCTACCACGGCGTGGTTGCCTACGATCGCAAGGGTAGAGAAATTCCCTCGTCCGTCAACTGTTGTTACAACGACGACTATTACTCTACTGATCAGATCCTACCCCTCGCCCAAGCTCTATGACGCCTTTCCCCCTTCCTCTTGACGTTGACTGTCGCATTGCGGTCATTAACTGGTGGTTGGAAGATGTAGACTACAGACTGTTTCTTGGTAGAACACAAGAGGCCGTGGAGAGTTTTGAGATTGCCCGCGACATGTACCTTAAACTCCCTGGAGGCACCGCCGGGGGGGCTCTTGAAGACCGCATAATCGAGAGCCAGGGTAAAACTAGACAAACTAACTCACCTAATCCATGAGAACTATTTCCAGCGACGCACCCCAACCGAAGGTCTCAAACGAGAAAAAACTGGAGAGTTTCGCAACAACTCTCAAAGACGGCAGGGTCATCACAATCCGGGAAATGACCGGACGTGACCTTGTTTTCATGGAGAAAGATCTTGCCAAAGAAGGAGATATCTCCAAAGGCATGAAAATTATCGAACGACTGATTGTCGGAGACGATAAAATCACCTACGAAGAGATCCTTGACTTAGGCGTTCGCGACTTTAAGAAACTCAGCGAACTGGTTGCTAAAGCAAATGGCTCTGAGGACGACTCTGACCCAAACTGATTGTAGAGGACCTGGAAGACTTCACTTATAAGGTGACGTTCGACCGAGAGTCCTACCTGCATTTCAGGGAAATTTGCCCGAAAGATTTCTATTTTGCCCAGCTGCTTCGCAACAAAGACGAGTCTATGCTCCCTTTGCTCTTACGAACCCTAAAAAACCCTGAAGAGCTAGATAATTGGACCATGTCTCAAGCTCAATCCGCCATTGAGTGGGCAAGCGAAGAACTCCTGACAGAGAAAGTTTTCTCCGTCGAAGACTGGCTAACCACCGCATTCCACCTGTGTAAACAACGCTGGGGGCCCGAAATGGATTGGCTCGAAACACAGCCAATGAGCAAAGTGCTTACCATGGTTAGCATCCTAGAAGACTTTGCAAAGGCTCAAAACCCTGACAAGTGAGGACAGGTTGTGGTTAGTTTCAAAATCAGCGGAAACGGTCTTAGACCCTTTAATTTGAACTGGTGGAAGCCCACACAGAAAGAGTGGGCCCCCGTCCTACTTGAAGACCAGAAACCTTTCTGGCGCCAAGAGTCAGAGCCCACTTCTGGCAGACCTTGGGCGGCTCTAACCCCCAAGTACGCCATGGCAAAGTTAAAGCGATACCCGGGACAACCAATCCTTAGAGCAACGGGGGCTATGCAAGACGGGGCCAAAATATTGCCCGAGAAAGACGGCTTCGTAGTGAAGTCGGCCTTTTACGGCATGTATCACCAGGGGGGTACAACTAAGATGGTGGCTCGCCCTTGGATGGGAGTCCCGGATACCTCCCTTAAGCACATTGTTCCAATCGCTTGGAAACACATCCTCTCACGCAAATCCTAAAATGGCAAGTTCAAAAAAAGCTACAACCGAAAAGACCGCTGCTGCGGACGTGAAAGACGTCTCAAAAGAGCCGGTCTTCATCGAAGTTCAAACCCCTTCGGAAGAGCCCGAGCAAGTTTCCGCCACTATTAGCAAGTCTGAAATCGAGACCGATGTGCGCACCCGTCTTACAAAAAGGCCGGTGGAAGAGAATCCGTTCGTACCCACCAGCCCCGCTGTTCTTGAAGCCGCTGCGAAGCAAATCGCTGAGCAAGAAGGTTTTGACTTTACCCGTGGAACTTCTATCGGTGCTCGCTTGATCGCACGTTCACGCAATCTTGGCTGAACATGATCTCTTTCCCCTTTCAGCCTCAGTTCACCTGGAGAAAGCTCGGTTACCTTTATCACACGAACTCTCTAGAATACCGGGCTGTTCTGGAAGAGAATCCGCAGTGGGATGTAATGACAGTGCCCCCGATCGGGGCACAACTGCGGGTGTCAGACTCTAACGGAAACACCGGCAATCTTCGTCAAGCCTCCTTCATTACCGCCACCCCGACCTCGACTGCGACTGACGCTGTATTCCCCTTCGACACGGAAGCAGAATACCTGGGTGCGCTGAATATGTACACCCTACAGGGGGTTATCTTAAGGGATTCCGTCAACGGTTACAATATGGACAGCGACCCTGCTTTCACCGGAAAACAATAACTGCGCAGCACTCAAAATAGGGTAAAACCTTTTCAAGCACGCCCTCTACGGAGACCTCCCCCGGAATCTGCCTGCCGGTAGGTGTGCCCAAAAAGAAGGCTCTTCGAGTTTTACAATGGCGACTTTCTCTCTTGGCGGTGGGGTGACCCCTGGCGCTCCTGGCGTTTACATCAATGAAAGTGCTGGCCTCTCGGCAAATGCCGATATCGCTAGCTTCAGCACAGTTTACATGCTTACGGAGGCTCCCGAAGGCGCACCTGTAACGGTATTCCCCTTCAACACCCCCGTACCTCTGACTTCTCTCAGCGATTACAAAGTTTTGGTCGGCGGTTCTGTTCCTACCGAACGCATCCCCCTTCTCAGCTATAACTGTGTTGACGAGTTTTTTCAAAACGCCCAGATCGGCGACCTCCGCGTTGTTCGCGTTGGCACCCCTAACCAGATTGTAGAGATTGAAATTCTCCCCTCTGGTACAAAACTCAACTCAACCGCGCTGCCTTCCCCGTTAGCCGCAGGCGACAAAGTCTATGTTCAGCTGATTCTGAACGGCAACCGCCTCGTGGCTGGCGATGGTTCGACTGGCTACACCGCTTCGGGTGAGTGGCTTGGCGTTCCAGTGACCGTACCGGTTAACTATATCGCCGGGGATGAAGTCAACAACCGCAGAATATCCGCAGCTATTGTCGCTGCTGTGGCTGCTGCGATCGAAGGCAACCCTAGCATCCGTAGCTCTGTTTACGTTCGTGACTTTGGTCTGGTTAACGACCTGGACACCACCTCGAACTCGCAGAACGGGTACATCAATATCGCTGCAAGCACATTCGACGGTAGCGTTACTGTGATCACGGAGCAGCTGCCCGTGGGCGCTAATTACGTGCTCATGCAGAATGCCTACGGGGTCCAAAACATCGTGGGTCAGCAAGGTAACCTGGTTCGAGTGCCCCAGGATTATATTCAGTGCATCGAAACCGCTTTCGACGGCCAGCAAGATCAGGGCTACCTGATCACGCCAACCGCTTATGCTCAGTTTAACGCTGAAGGTCGCGCTCTAGTTGGCGCTGCTGCTGCTGCTCATTGCGCTAGCAACAGTTTTAAGTGGATGGCTATAGCTGATCCAGGTCCGTTCCTGATCACCGACGTAAACCTGTATAGTCAGTTCACTCCGCATCAAGCTGCGGAAGACCTGGTTGCCGACTCCAAGTATCTTGTTGATAACGCAATCTACAAGTGGGTTGGTACGGATGTAACCCATTCTCGCCTTAACTATCAAGCACTTGTTGCCGGTTCCTCCGCTGACTTGGCTGTTTCTCAATCCACAAATTCTGTGGCCGACGGTCAGAAAATTGGCATCCTGGACTCTGCTATTTACACCGCCAGCGTGAACTCTGCAGCCCTTGGCAAAGTCGAACTTAACTCCGACAATGCTTGGCCCGTATCGTACCAGATTCAAGAGGTTGACCTGAGTGGTGCTTCCTCGGCGGGGAACGTTTTCCTGCCGTACGACGGAACTTCCGTCTTTGTTGTTGCTCCGCCGTTCGATGTCGCGCTTTACGGTGACTACTCTAGCAACTTTGTTTACCTAACTGAAACAGCTTCTCAAGCCGTCGCAGTGTTGAACCAGGTCACTCTTGCAGGTGGCACTGACAACATGTCCACTCTTCCTACAGGGGCTATTAGCTTCTCGGGTTCGACTGGGACGGCCTCGCTGACCTACACGACCCCTGTTTGGAATTTCCCTCAAACAATCAATGGTCAAGTTTCCAACCTGGTCCAGAACACCTCTGGTTCTTCCGTCGGGGTTAACACTCTTCACCTGCCGGCAACACTCCAGGATCCGACCGACACTTACCGTCTGAGCTTTAAGAGCCGCACGATCCTAAACCCTTCGTTGTCTCTCTCTTCCGTCACTTTCGCAGGCGAAAGCCTTGTGCTGAAAATCGGGGCCGTTAACCACCAGCTGATTAACGGACAGAAGCTGTACTTCACTCAGAATATTACCAAAAACTCCGCCACCCTGCTTGCTGCTACAACTAGGGCAATTGCGGTTCCTTACTATGTAACCGTGATTGACGCTGACAACTTCGCCCTGTCGGAAAGTCTGTCTGCCTACTCCGCAGCTTCTTACATCAACGTTCCTTCCTCGGGCACGTTTAGCACCAACCCCTCCATCTTCTACACTTCGCTTCTGGGCGGTCAGCAAACCTCGGCCAATCTTACCGAACTGACCGTGGTTCCCTTCGTCCGCGCTCGCAAGTACGCTCTGAACAGCGGAACCATTTACAATGAAGCCGTAAATTCAACACTTAACCCTACGACCGGCGCTGCGGCAACTCAGCCCACTGTCTCAATCTTTTTGAACGACAGTACAACCGCTCTGGGGGTTGCTCAGATTTCACCTTTCGGTGAAACTACTACGGCTGGTTGGTTGCCCGAACTGGTTCTTATTCCGACTGGAGCCACTTCCACCACGACCGAAAACTTCTACTGCACCCCGACAGTGGATCAGTCTTTTGCAGCTCAAACCCACCTGGTGCCTTCTATCGACCCCATTCTAGGGGGAAGCTATGCTGCGGGTGCTACTGCTGCTGCCGGAACTTTAAGTTCACCGTCTGCTTATGTTACAGCCTGTGGTTTAGGCGGATCAACCGGCACGTCCGTGCAGGCCGCTGTTGGAAAACTCGTCGGTGTTTACTTTAACGTTACGGCTGCAGGTGTTGCCCCCGATGGAGCAACTGCGGTTGTTATCGGCGATCGCATGGCCGTTACCTATAACGGGGTGTCTTACACCTGGTTAGTTGTTCCGGCTGCTGGCGATCTGACCTCTGCTGGTCAACCTCTGTACGGTTCACAAGTTGAGCTTGTGTTCACCGCCGAGCAAACTCCCCCAACAAACCTGTGGCGCTTTGACGCTGTAACTTCAACCGAAATCATTAGCGACGCTCTTCGCGGCGTTGGCACCCCCGGTGCCCCCCAGGCTGTGTTCATCGAAGCAGGTGTGGACAATGTAAATCGTCTCTCCAACGATAGCCAGAACTACTTTAACCCCTTCGGGTTCATTGCGTTCTACGGCCCCTACGTTGAGAACTCTGCTGCTCAGTGGGTTCCCCCTTCACCGTACGTGACCGGTGTTGCTGTTCGTCGCTATCGCGCCGAAGGCTACCAGTTCCCCCCGGCTGGCGTCAAGTATCAACTTGCCGACGCAATGTCTGCTCAAATCGCTATCAATTCCTCCCAGCAAAATCTGTTGAACCCCGAGGGTTGCAACGTGATTCGCACACTGCCCAACTATCCGAGCAGCGCTGTGTTCATCTGGGGCGGTCGCACTCGCGTCAACACTGCCGACGCCCAACAGCGCCTGTACCAATTCGTGAACACGCGGGTTATTCTGAACGTGGTTTACGGCTCACTGCGCAACGCTTTTGACACTCAGATCTTCAACGTGATTGACGGTTTCGGTGTTGCATTCAACCAGATCATCTCGGTTGGAAACAGCGTTCTCAACCAGCTGTACAGCCGGGGAGCCCTCTTCGGTGCTCGTCCTGCCGATGCCTTCCAGGTTATCTGTGACGGACGCATCAACCCCCCCGCAAGTCTCGAGAACGGTATCATCAATGCCAAGGTCTTTGTGACTCCTGTGCCTACACTGGAGCGCATTCAGGTCGACCTGATTCGAGTTGCCATCGGTCAAATGCAGAACGAGCTCAATGCTCAAGGTCTAGGCACCAACAACACAAGCCTCGGCTGATTAAACTGAGAGTCAAATGAACAAGGAACTGGCACTACAAATTCCTGACTCTCTTCTTTTTAACCTGGAATTGCAAGCAAGAGAACAGGGGGTTTCTTTGGAAGCCCTTTGTCTCTCCATTCTTTCCGGGGCAAAACTAGAGGAGACTTTGGTAGACCCGGATTTTTACCGTGTCCTCACCCACGAAACAATTAGAGCCGAGCTTCGAAAAGTAATGGAAAGCGATTTGGCTTTTAATGAGAAGAAAACCCGGATTGTAAAACTCGAGACTTGCATCTCCCGACGTTACATACGATGAGTATAACTGAGCCCCTATCCCCCAATATTCGCGGTCTGGCCTACCCTTTGTCAGTTTCAAACGGAAACCTTGCGGTAAGAACGGACTACGCTTTAGTGACGCAGCAGATTCGCAGCGTACTTGAGACAAGATTTTATGAGCGGGTTATGCGTGCCGAATACGGCCTCGGAGACTACGTTCTGGAAGTGCTGGACCCTGGGCAGATCAACTCGGCCATACAACAAGCTATACTGCAAAATGTGGAAAGTTTGTCTGATCTGAAAGTTTCCGGCGACTGGAAGACGGCGGGAGACGACGGACTGTACACGGTTTTTATACAATACACCGTGAACAACGTGCCGCAAGCTCCCTTACGCTTCTCGTTGGCCAACTAAGGGTAAAATGAA